ATTTTGGGTGCTCCTAAGTGTGTTTCTAAAAAACAAAACAATAAAAGCTCTCCTAACTCACCATTATTTCTGGCGTATTCCACAAACTTTTCTCTTGCTTTCTTAGAAAGAGTTGCCGGTCTATTTTTATATCTTTCTTTTACTTGCCTTGATATGGAATAATCAATTACCGGGTCAAGGAGCATATCTATTAATAAATCATAGTCAAACTCATTAGAATTAATTTTTAATACAAATAGATTTAGCTTATTTTTTTTGTATTTATCTAAGTCTTTCGACCATAATAAATCAAAAGATTCTAAAAAATCTGATTCTTTTAAACTTATTTCCACAATTTTCTCTCCTTTGCACCAAAAGTAATTCAACTATATTTTACCATATTACCTGCTATTTTACCATCTGCAAAAGAGCAAGAAAAAAAGCCGATCAGGAATCGCAACCCCCAATCGGCATCTTTTCTTACTCCTCTTCATTTTTACATTCAATCTCCGTTCCGTCCAGGAATACCACTAGCAATGTTCCATCTTCAAAAACCTTGATGTGGTCCAGCGTTTTCAGCATGAAGTCCGTATCCATCTTCGTCAAAGGTTCTGCCCCATCGGTGTATTCTATGAACTTCTCTGCTCGATAACCTTCCAATAGGTTCTCGCTCTGAAGCTGCTCCGTCTACTGCTCCATGAAATCCTCTCTGTTCTCCACCAGTGCGTTCCAAGCCATCAGATAAGCCTTTATCAGCGTTTCTTCCTCTACGTGGCGGTTGGCGCATCCCATAACTCCTTTGACCTTGTAGCGTTCACTGCACTGCCATACCTTACGGTCAACGCCCGTGCTGCTCCGCCAGCCTTTCCGTGCAAATACCTTATTACAGTCTCCGCAAATTATCTTAGATGCAAATGGATTGCTTTCCGGCCGATGGGAATAGGAGTTTGTCCCATGCTCCTCCAGATACTTTTTCCTGCGTTTTATTTCAAGCTGTACACATTCCCATATCCGCTTTGAAATGATGGCATCATGATCATCCTCCACATAAAACATCTGAATTTCCCCTTTGTTCTGTGTACGTTTCTTGGTGAGGAAATCCACCGTATAACTTTTCTGCAGCAAGGCATCACCCTTGTATTTTTCATTTTCCAACATACTCATTAAGGTTGTGGACTGCCACTTCGTACCGCCATCCCAGTTTTTCACACCTTCCCGTTCAAAAATCCGCTTGATGTAATCGGTTGTTTTTCCGTCCAGGAATTCCTGATACAGCCGAACCACAATCGGCTCCTGCGTCCTGTTGATTACCAGCTTCCCCGTTTCATCCGTATCGTAGCCAAGAAAACGCTTTGTACTCATTTTGTGTTTTCCTGTTTCAAACCTTCTGCGAATTCCCCATGTACAGTTCTCTGAAATGGACCGGCTCTCATCCTGTGCCAGTGAGGAAAGAATGGTAAGCAGCACTTCGCCCTTTGCATCGAGGGTATTGATATTTTCCTTTTCAAAAATAATCCCTATCCCCAAGTCCTTCAACTCTCGCACATAATTCAAGCAGTCCAGCGTATTTCTTGCGAATCGGGAAATGGACTTGGTAATGATCATGTCAATTTTTCCCGCCCTGCAATCGGTAATCATACGATTGAACTCATCTCTCTTTTTGGTATTGGTTCCCGAAATACCTTCATCCGCATAAGTCCCTGCATATTCATAGAGAGGATTTTCGCTGATATAATTTGTGTAATAATTGACCTGATTCTCATAGCTTAATAACTGTTCTTCTTGGTCGGTTGACACTCGGCAGTACGCTGCCATCTTCAATTTCTGCACTGACTGTGCTGTTCCTGATTCCGCAGTCGAAATCTGCTTTGCTGGTATAACAGTAATGCTTCTTGCCATTTTTAACCACCTCCTCAATCACTGTCTGTTCCGCAATGTTTAAGCCCTGCAATTCGGCATCATCAATCCTTATCCCTTTACATGCCTTGACTCCCTTTTCAATGTAAGTGCTGCAGAGCCATTGTA